GCTGAATCCCCATTCAGTTCGAAAACTAGGTTCCCTGCGGGGCGAACCGGGATCTTACTTGGAGAGGGAAACTTCTCTAAGCTGTTCCATGGTTGGGGCTCTACCCTCCGACACTGGGGCGGAATTCCGCGAACTTTTGCTACGGTTTGTGCGTTTCGTGAGGTTTCTTCCTACTTTTATAAGATATTACAAACTCAAGGGGTCAACACGATGTGCCTTTCCCTCAAGGTTGCAATTTTCGTTATAAATAATTATTTAGCAGGAGTAAAACGAACGAACACAGAGAGATTGGGGTATCGGATGAAGTTGATTAACGGTTTACCGTCTTTTCTTCCTCTCCGATTCCGTTGCGCAATACGCGATCGTGACGCGCGAACGATTCGCGTGGTGATCGCCTTTTTAGGAATCTATAAGGGGATTGATGCCTCTTATAAACCTCTCTCGGAGTATCTCGCTCCGATTGAGTCGATGCGATTTCCATGGGGGAAGCAAGTAGATAGCTTTTCCCATTTTGTGCAAACGGTTCTTTTTACCCAGATCTTTCCAGGTTTGTTGACAGTACCAATCCAAACTGTTTCAGCGAAGCCCCCTTTGCTGACCACAGCCGGTCCTAATGACTCCACTGCCGTCCTTGGAGCTCACCATGACCTACAAGCATGGGAAAAGCGACCTTTCCCATGGTTGTTAGAGTTTTGTAAGCATATGGGGTATAAATCCATTCTTCAATTGTATTCATACGTGGGTCTTGTTGGGAAGCTCTCCTTACCGTTGCCGGTGAGAAAGGGTCACTCAACTCCTCCCCTCAAACTTGGGAAGATTTCCCTCAAGTTTGAGCCTGCTGGTAAACTGAGACCGTTTGCCATCGTGGACTTCTGGACACAATGGGCGTTGACTCCCTTACATAAGACCATTTTCGAAATGCTTCGCTTGATACCCAGCGATGCAACCTTCGATCAAACTGGGAAAACCGAGATGTTCGCCCAGCGGTTACATGCAATGAAGATCCGAGAGGTCTATTCCTATGACCTCAAGGCCGCAACGGATACTATACCTTTGTTGCTATACAAAGTACTGTTCTCAACTCTGTTTTCAGCCAAAACCACCTCCCTGTGGTTAGGACTGTTGACAGATAGAGAGTTTTACTTACCCACGAACCGAGCGTTCCGAATACCAGGAAAATCCTCTATCACCTATACTCGTGGTCAACCCATGGGAGCTAGGTCCTCGTGGGGAGCTATGGCAATGGTCCACCATGCCTTAGTCCAGTTCGCCGCATACCGCGTCGGCGAAAAGGGTTTCTTCT